GGCTTTTGGCCTTTTCCGTCGAAGGAAGATTTTACTCTTGTTCCGGGCAATCGTGTAACTTTCGTTCCGAAGACTGCCACTACACACCGTGCCATTGCAATCGAACCTCTCATGAATATCTACGCCCAATTAGGGCTAGGTAAAATCATAAGACGACGGTTGCAGCGAATCGGTATTGACCTTGATGACCAACTTCCTAACCAGGAGTTGGCACGTCTTGGTTCAATTAGTGGACTTCTTGCTACGATCGATTTGTCCTCTGCTTCAGATACTGTTGCAAAGGAACTCGTACGATTCCTCCTCCCGGAGGAATGGTATGATTGTCTTGATTCTTGTAGGTCCAAAACGGGCCAACTTGACAAGACCCCGATCTATTACGAGAAGTTTTCCTCTATGGGAAACGGTTTCACGTTTGAGTTGGAGAGCCTGATCTTTTGGGCTTTATCTTCTTCAGCGTGTGACTTCACCGGCGTCCCTTTGACAGACCGCAAGGAATGTCTTAGGGTTTATGGTGATGACATCATAGTTCCCGTCCAATCATTCGAGGTTCTCCGGGAGGTCCTTGAGTTTTGTGGTTTTACCCTTAACAGGGATAAGACCTTCTCAACGGGCGTCTTTAGAGAATCTTGTGGAAAGGACTACTATGACGGACACGAAATCCGTCCCTTCTTTGTTAAAGAAGTTCCTGAAAGAGTTTATTCTCTTTTCATTCTGGCTAACGGTCTTCGTCGCCTTGCTTCTCGTCGTAACAACCATATTGGTTGTGACCGTCGATTGCTTGGGCCTTGGAGATCCGTCTTGTCAGAACTTCCTCGGTCAGTTGTTAAATCATTTAGGGTCCCTGCTCACGCAGGAGACTCCGATGGAATAATTTCTGACTGGGATGAAGCACAACAATCCCCATTTGTCACTCTCGCTAGAGGTGGCTTAGAAGGTTTTGTTGCGCTCAGGCTGTGCTCTATCCCTATTCGGGACCGTGAAGTCTCAAACTTCAACGGAGCAGTTACGTCACTGCTATACAGAGTACGCGACGGAGTTGGTAATGATTTTGTTCCTGCTTTTCCAAGGCAGGGTAGAAAATCCTCTTACCGGTTGCGAGACGGCTCATTTTATGGGCCGTGGACAGACCCGGGGGGGTGGGTTTAATACCCCCCTAGGTGTTTCCGGGTAATACCCGGTGGGAG